GGTAAGTTATGAATAGATTTTGTAGTAATAAGTTTATTACCTAATATTGTTCCACGATATGGTATGTTAGCTTCTTCTGTTAAACTGTTATCAAGGATATTATATTTTCTTTTAGTAATAAATGGTCTCTCGAAAGTAACTGGATCCTCGTAACCATATAAATCATCATATAATTTATTATTTACAATTTGAATCGGAGCTCCATTTAGCCAAATATTTGCCCAATTATTTTCCCAACCATTTTCCCAATTATTTTCCAAATGATTCCTATTTACCGTTAATTTATTAATGAAATTAAACGAGGGAGCTGGAAGATTGTAATTATAACTATATTTATATAATACAAAACTCTCCCTACTCTCCCTACTAAAATCAGGGTATCTTATTATCCAAAGAATATTACCATCTAAAGTAAAGCTGACAATGCCTCCCGTCTCCCTGTTAGGCAAGGACATTCTCTCATCGTATAATGTACGTGCTTCCCCCCGAGGACGCAGCCACCCCTTAAGCTCTATATAATCCTCATAATCCGCATAACCATGGGGATTGCCTGGATAAGAAAGCTGATTGGTTATCCTAGTTTGAAGGAGAAATCTATTTTCTTTATCTAACACATGGCTTGTACCGCCAACGCTCTCGTTTTGATTGGGCTTTATGAAAATATCTGGCAGGTCCTTATAATATGTTCGTACAACGATTTTTGCACCATCAAAACCACGAGTAAATAGATATAATTCTCCATCATTATTCATATCTATATAAGAAACCGATCTATCTAGATCCCTAACACTATCAAACTGCCTAGACCTTAAATGAGAGATTAACTTAGCCATTACCTAATCACCAACCCAAGCGTTACCTTATCAAAAACCCCATTCCATTTCGTCTCCACCTTCAAAACCATGCCCTTCTTCATTTTAACCTCAGACTTATATTTCGGTGAAGACTCTAAAAGCTTTCCATTCAAATAAAACTTTAAAGTAATGTTAGCCTTCTCACCCGCCTCATCTTTTGGCTCAGTAGTACCAATAACCGTAAGATCAAATGGTGCCTCGAAAACACAATAGTCGCCATCATTATCAAATTGTAGGCTTGTTCCAGCGTTCTTATCAATTTGGGCGTATTCATCCCAATTGTCTTGCAAGAACTTAATTAGCATAGATTTAGACCATCCCCCGATCTTTAATTGGGGATCTTTAGCGTCGAAATACGGGTCGTTAAAAATGTTGTCTTTCATGATAATTATGCTGCCTCCACATCTACACCAGTATAGTTTTCCTTAAACTCTTGCTGATTGGTCACAGAGTTTAGGTAAGTTAAACGCACAAACACATCTCGGTATCCAGTAGTAGAGTAAGTATGAGCCCGGGATAAAGCAGTACCATTATCTAGATATTCAGGTCCAAACTGGCCCCATTCAAAGGCAAACTCTACTTTTGTAGGGCTCCCTAAATCAGGCCCCTGATTAGTGTTTTCCACAGTATAAATTTCTTCCTGATTAACAATAACCGGGGGAGTATAACTTGCATATGGCTTCGGATAATTAACAGTAAAGGTGATACTAGCAGTCTTAACACTCGCATCAGGATAGGTCAATTTAGCACCCATAGTATAGGTTCCAACGGGCTTCCCAGGTACTGTAACAGTAGTACTTGTTCCAGTACTAGTCTCATAAGTAGCATCATTATCTAGATCCCACTCCACTAGGGTAGGGAACCCAGATACCTGCTCAACATTAGCTAGTTCAAGATTAAAGTCAGTATTTTCTGTAGGCTGCCAAGGCTCCATTATATAGGGATCTGCATAAGCAATAGTAAAGGTCACACTAGCGGTCTTCACGCTAGCATCTGAATAGGTTGCTTTAACCCCTATGGTATAAGTACCAACGGGTTTACCAGGTACATAAACACTATCAGTGGTACCCGTGTTAGTCTCATAAGTAGCGTTATCGTCTAGATCCCATTCTATAAGGGTAGGGTAACCAGCAGCCTGCTCAGTATTATTTAAGTATAAGTAAAAGTCATTGTTAGGATTAGCACCAGGATAATATATACCAAGTGCTGGCCAAGGAACCTGAACAGTTTTACTAGCGGTAGCAGTAGTAGCATCTGAATAAGTTACCCTACATAAAGCAGTGTGGTTACCAGCATTGTAAAATTGTGTGAACCAATAATTATTAGGGAAGCTACTATAAAAACTGCCATCCGCGTTAAACTCCCATTCATAATTACTTACAGTCTTACTAGTATCTACACCATTAACCTCAAACCTAACCTGCTCACCAGTTGCCGGAGTTTCCTTATCTGCCGTCACAGTAAGCACAGCTACGGGATCAGATATAGTTACAGTGATACTAGCAGTCTTGATACTCGCATCAGAGTAGGTTGCACGAGCTCCAATAGTATAAGTACCAGCAGGCTTTCCTGGAACATTAACAGTAGTATTGGTTCCCGTATTAGTCTCGTATGTACCATTCCCGTCTAAGTCCCACTCAATAACTGTAGGATTACCAGCAGCCTGTGCTGAATTCTGCAAGAACAAGTTAAAGTCATTATTACTAGCCAAAACTGCACCACCATCGCTAATAGATAGAGGAGAGAATGTTTGTACCGTTACAGTGATAGTAGCGGTCTTAGTACTAGTATTAGGGTAAGTCAATTTAACACCCATAGTATAATTACCAGCAGTAGGCTTCCCTGGAACAGTAACGTTAGGAGTGGTAAGAGTGTTAGTTTCATATGTACCATTCCCGTCTAAGTCCCACTCGATCAAGGTTGGTGACCCAGCAGCCTGTGCAATATTATTAGCGGTTAGAGTAAAGCTAGTATTATCTTCAGGAGAGGCAGGGGTAGAGGTGATAGTCGGAGCAGGATACGCAACCGTTACAGTCACACTCGCAGTCTTAGTAGTCGCATCAGGGTAAGTCAATTTAACACCAAGATTATAAGACCCAGCAGTCTTCCCTGGTACAGTAACGTTAGCAGTGGTACCCGTATTAGTTTCAAAGCTACCATTCCCGTCTAAGTCCCACTCGATCAAGGTTGGTGACCCAGCCGCCTGCTCAACATTGTTTGCAGTTAGTGTAAAGCTAGTATTAGGAGATGGGGAGGCAGGGGTAGAGGTGATAGTCGGAGCAGCATACGCAACCGTTACAGTCACACTCGCAGTCTTAGTAGTCGCATCAGGATAGGTTAATTTAACACCAAAGACATGATTCCCACCATTCTTACCTGGAACAGTAACGTTAGCAGTGGTACCCGTATTAGTTTCAAAGCTACCATTCCCGTCTAAGTCCCACTCGATCAAGGTTGGTGACCCAGCCGCCTGCTCAACATTATTTGCAGTTAGTGTAAAGTCAGTATTATTGGCAGGAGAGGCAGGGGTAGAAGAGATAGTCGGAGCAGGGTAATTAACATCAACAGTCACACTAGCAGTCTTAACACTCGCATCAGAGTAGGTTAGGCGCACCCCCATAGTATAGGTTCCCCCATTCTTACCTGGAACAGTAACGTTAGGATTGGTTCCCGTGTTAGTCTCGTATGTACCATTCCCGTCTAAGTCCCATTCAATACCTGTAGGATTACCCGCCGCCTGCTCAACATTATTAGCGGTTAGAGTAAAGCTAGTATTATCTTCAGGAGAGGCAGGGGTAGAGGTGATAGTCGGAGCAGCATACGCAACCGTTACAGTCACACTCGCAGTCTTAGTACTAGCATCAGAGTAGGTTAATTTAGCACCAAAGATATAGGTTCCCCCATTCTTTCCTGGAACAGTAACGTTAGCAGTGGTACCCGTGTTAGTCTCATATGTACCATTCCCGTCTAGATCCCACTCCACTAGGGTAGGACTTCCTTCCAACTGTTCAGTATTATTTAGGGTTAAGTTAAAGCTAGTATTATCTTCAGGGGAGGCAGGGGTAGAGGTGATAGTCGGAGCATCATACGCAACCGTAACAGTGATACTAGCAGTCTTAGTACTAGCATCAGAGTAAGTTAATTTAGCCCCAAAGATATAGGTTCCACCATTCTTACCTGGAACAGTAACGTTAGCAGTGGTACCCGTATTAGTTTCAAAGCTACCATTCCCGTCTAAGTCCCACTCGATCAAGGTTGGTGACCCAGCCGCCTGCTCAACATTGTTTGCAGTTAGTGTAAAGTCAGTATTATTTGCAGGAGAGGCAGGGGTAGAAGAGATAGTCGGAGCATCATACGCAACCGTAACAGTGATACTCGCAGTCTTAGTACTAGCGTCAGGGTAAGTCAATTTAGCCCCAAACGTATAGGTTCCCCCAACCTTACCTGGAACAGTAACGTTAGGAGTTGTTCCCGTGTTAGTCTCGTAGGTACCATTCCCATCTAAGTCCCATTCGATCAAGGTTGGTGACCCAGCTTCTTGTGCAATATTATTTGCAGTTAGTGTAAAGTTAGCATTAGGATCTGGGGATACTGGGGTAGAGGTGATAGTCGGAGCAGCATACGCAACCGTTACAGTCACACTCGCAGTCTTAGTAGTCGCATCAGGATAGGTCAATTTAACACCAAAGACATGATTCCCACCATTCTTACCTGGAACAGTAACGTTAGCAGTGGTACCCGTATTAGTCTCGTATGTACCATTCCCATCCAAGTCCCACTCCACTAAGGTAGGATTACCAGCCAACTGTTGAGTATTATTTGCAGTTAGAGTAAAGTCAGTATTATTGGCAGGGAAGGTTGGGCTAGAGGTGATAGTCGGAGCAGGGTAATTAACATCAACAGTTACACTAGCAGTCTTAACACTCGCATCAAAGTAAGTCAATTTAACACCCATAGTATAGGTTCCCCCAGCCTTACCTGGAACAGTAACGTTAGGAGTTGTTCCCGTGTTAGTTTCAAAGCTACCATTCCCATCTAGATCCCACTCGATCAAGGTTGGTGACCCAGCCGCTTGTTCAATATTATTTGCAGTTAGTGTAAAGTCAGTATTATTGGCAGGAGTGGGATCGCTAGAAGTAACAGTCGGAGCAGGGAACACTTGTGATTGAACATTAACAATAGTATAAACATTATCTACCCGCCCATTAGAATAACTCACCCGAGCAGCAAAAGTATAAGACTCCCCAGTCTTACCAGGTACTGTAACACTCTGAGTGGCACCAGTACTCACCTCAAAGATACCATCCTCGTTAAGATCCCACTCTACTAGGGTAGGCTGCCCACTCTCCTTTAGTGCATCTTGTAGGCTCAAAGTAAAGCTAGTATTATAATCAGGATACTCTGGAGCACTAACTATAGTAGTACTAGGATAGCTAACTACATTCACACCCAAGTCTCCAAATTGTGTTCTACCATCCAAATATTTGACCCTAACAGAAACATTGTTATACCCGCCAGTGAAACTAGTTATAAAGGTGTTGCCAGTAACATTATAGTCAATGATATTATTCTTGTACCATCTTATATAATCAACTATGCCATCGGAGAATAATCCACTCAGAGTGAAAGTAACTTGTTCATTTTCAGCGGGCTGATTATTATCAGACAATACTGTAACTAGGCTAGGGGGCGGGGCGACTGATACCTGCACTTGCTTGTAAACAGTTTCCTGTAAACCATTCGCATAAGTTACTATAGCACTAACTGTCCTCTGCCCATACCCAGCAGCCAATGATTCAAAAGTAGAGTTAGTTCCATTAGCAAGATAATCTCTATTACCAACCAGGTCAAAGGCGATCGCAGTAATAGGGTTAGCTGCATCAGGGTTACCCTCAATCAGTGTAGCACTAAAGAGTTGTCCCTCAACTGGACTCTCTGGATTGACTACCAGAGAGAGTTGCCTAGATGCAACAGAGCCTGCCGATAGTTGCCCGCCCTGCCCAGGGTTCTTAATGTTTACCCGGTTCTCTCGCATAGGGTAGAAGGCAATCCCAATAGAGTTAATATCTAATGTCTCAAAATGCCCAGCGTGCAGATCCTCTGTAATATGTATACCAATCGCAGTATCATGCAAGGCAACCGGGTAGCGTATAGTCGCGGTAGGCCCCCCAGGATTGGTTCCAGTATGAGGTAATTTGGGAAACCTGAGTCCCTCGCTTAGCCAAACTATATCATCATCCTCACTACGCCTCAGCCCAGAAGTATACTCGATAATAAGGGAAGGGCTCATATATCTGTGTGTTGCAAGGTAATCAATAGAAATTTGACGGAATGCCTTCATTCGTAATCCATCCCCCACAGTCAAGCGATTAAATTGCACATCTAGGATCGGGCCAGTACCAACCCTATCAACTCCTCCTCGTGAGTTAAACATTGGATCCAGTGTAATGATACGTACTTGCTCAGCATTCTCCCGGCGGAAAGCATACACTCCCGTATTATCTTCATCCATGCAAGAATAAATTATAGGTAGGTTACCGAATGTACCCCATGTTCCAGTGGGTAGATGGCAAACAAAACTATTACCACCAACTAGTCCTCCCCATTGGTTCAATACACTAATTATATAACGGTCGTTTACCACTGCAGCACAAACAGTCCAATCAGGATTCCATGCTGATAGGTATTCTCTCCAACGATCCCCAATCTTATCTTCACTGATTGACATAGTTTCTTGCCCGTTGAACCTATATATACCATTAGTATCAGCAAAGATTAAACTGCCCTTATAAAGCTTTACGCTACGATCATCTATGGTTCCAATTGTGCCGCGCTTGAATCGCTGGAAGTCTGAAGGATCGGGAGCAGCTTTAATAATATTGATTGAGTGCTGTTTAAAGATAGCAATGTCTCCATTGAACTCTTGCATGCTAGTTATATGGTCATTCTCTCCCTCTATAATATGTTCGAAATCATCAGGATTCCAGCGGTGTGAATCCTGCCCACCCTCCAGGTTCTCCCTGTCACCTGACCAGAAAAAGTGCTGTGGAAAGTAACCAGTATTAGCTCCAAAAGTGAATAAACTATTAGAAACAACATACTTAAAACCAGACTTATGATGCTCTTTATCGTGTTTAAATATTGGCCCCATTGCTGTTGCAGTCTTTAATGTTTTCCCATCACTTGTGCGCCAGTTGCTATTACCTATAATGGGATGCTTGCCCCTAACATATGTTAATTGTGTATTATATAAATTAGAGTTATTACGCTTAGCCCTGATTTGCCCTTTACGGGTCTTTAGGCTAGTAGGGTACCCATCAGGATCGTATTGAAATACCATCGTGAATAGATCGCAAGAGACAATCGAAGCGTCTAATTTACTGTTCTGATTGTATTGGTCTCCACGTGGGCGAGTCCAACCAGAAGTAATACTACCAGTCTTTGCTACACCAGGGTAACGATAAACAGTAAACGGAGTCTCACCAGGAGGGAGGAAATAGATTATAGTTTCTGAGGCAGTAGTGGCAAGGAATAATAGTCCTTGTGTATCTATTTTCCACTGATGCCTTCCCGCTGCAATAATATCTCTAGCGTTAATGAGGTTATATATTTCCCTAGCACCAAAAGGTCCACGCCTACTGATACGCCCCTCCTCAGTGATGATTACATCTTGTGCTCTCACAAGCTCATTTTCACTTATACCATGGGCAGAATCTTGGAGGTTTAATCCTCCGCTCCAATTGTCATAGTTGAAATTAGCGAGCGCCATTAGTAGTCCTCATCGTAGACATCTATAATGTAATCAGGATCATCATAATGAGTTTTAGATACGTCTCTTACCATTGCTGCTTTACGATCCTCAAACTCTGATTTAAAAGCTTTATAACGACCAGCGAATGCCTCCCCAGAGAATGACTCATTCGTACTAGCCAAACATGACCGCAACAATGCCCCCAGTATAACAATCCGCCTATGTTCAACCGGCATATCTACAACATCATTGATGGAACTCAATCGCTTGGGAGTCCTGATATACCATAATTCTAGGCTATAAGCTCTATCGGGAGTGGGATAAAGCATAATACTAGGCCCCACTCCAGGCTGATTATTATTGGGTATATCATCTGGGCTTGAATATCCCCATATGGTATATGTATTGGGACTACCCTGCACATTGCTCCCAGCCTTCCTATCAGCAAAGATTTGCTGACTATACCTACCCAGTTTGGATCCCTTATTGTATATGCCAACTACCTTAGATACATCATCTGGGATCTCTAACAAAGGTTGCCCGGGCGTAGTGGTTAAAGTGATTGGCCCAGCCTCCAAATATGCGCCAGGATATATAGTAGATACCTCGTAGATCGCATCGTTGATATGGCTATCAATTAGTTTAGCTCCCAAGTCCAATGCCCCGTGAGCTCTTATTTCCTGGCGCATGGAACCGAGGCTATTAGGCGCACCATGCAGGTCGCTTGGATCGTAAGATTTATCAGCTAGATCCTTTACCATTGCTGCCTTACGATCCTCAAACTCCGTTTTAAAAGCTTGATAACGCCCAGAGAATGCCTCATTTGTACTAGCCAAGCATGCCCGCAACAATGCCCCCAGTATAACAATCCGCCTATGTTCAACCGGCATATCTGCAACATCATTGATGGAACGCAATCTATTAGGAGTCCTAATATACCATAAGTTTAAGCTATAAGATACATTTGGAGTGGGATAAAGCATAATACTAGGCCCCACTCCAGGCTGATTATTATTCGGTATATCATCTGGGCTTTCATACCCCCATATGGTATATGTATGAGGGCTACCCTGCACATTATTCTCAGCCTGCATATCAGCAAAGATTCTCTGACTATACCAGCCCAGTTTGGATTCATTATTGTATATTCCCACTACCTTAGATACATCATCTGGGATCTCTAACAAAGGATTCCCGGCTATAGTATTCAAAGTGATTGGACCAGCCTCCAAATATGGGGCGGGATATTCCGTTGATAGCTCGTAGATCGCATCGTTGATATGGCTATCAATTAGTTTAGCTCCCAAGTCCAATGCCCCGTGAGCTCTTACCTCTTGCCTCATGGAACCGAGGCTATTAGGCTCACCGTGCAAGTCGCTTGTAGCATAAGATTTATTAGCTAGATCCTTCACCATCTGTTCTATGCCCGCCTTAAACAAAGGCTCTGTGGCTTGGATTTGCTCAGCATTATCAAATTGACGATACCCATTTAACAAGGCACCCGTGATAATTAAATGATGGTACCGCTCAGGCATAGGTATAACACTATTAATGGTTAGGGGAGATGGGTTTGCAATATAGATTAACCGATAGGTAGCAGTACTATTGGCGGGATGAGGATAAACCCTTACCTTCTGCGCAAAATAAGTATACACTTCGGCTAAAACTTCATTGTTCACATCACCACTGTATTTGCGTTCAAAGAATTCATCTCGCGGTAGGTACACGACTTGACTGTTCACTCCCCCTGCCGCGTTCCCCCATAGCCCAATGATCTTTGCTATATTGCTAGGTGTGTTGGTTAGTATCTCTTGCCCTGTTGAGCTTACTAAGTTTGCCTCTTGTTCTAGCCAATCGCATTCATTTGCGTTCTCGATCGCATAGTCTACTATACTAAAATAGGCATTATTAATCCAACTAATTATAGTAGGGTCCGACGATTGGTCTTGGAACCCATGAGCTGATACTTGATTAATTATATCCTGTACTGTCATTTCTTATCCTCACCAGAGATTGATCGGGTTACATTAATGGTGGTTTTATGAGGTCCCTCAGAACGTGCAATCTGCGCTGCCTCCTGGGCCAGTTCTTTATTCAGGGCGTGCCAATCCGACTTTGCTTTCCTATCTGCCTTCTCCTTGTTTTGCTTAAACCTCCAATAGTCTGTTACATCGTTTAAGTAGCGTCCCTCTTGTAGGTCTTTAACATCCTGCTCAGTGGGTTGCCTAAAATTACCTTGCTCATCTTGGATTACCTTCAGGACTGCTAGTTCACCATCAGGAATTAAATAAACTATAACGTATCTCTTAGCCTCTTCCACCCATCCTAAATCTAGGTTAGGATCTTCTTTTTCGAGGAGGTCACTTACCCTGAAGAAATCGCTTTCGGCTTCTACAATGCCGTACTGCTGGAGATGAGGAGTTGGTATTCTTAAACTCATACTCCTATTATACCACGGTACATTCATTGGGCACGTTAAAGGGGCCCCATTGGAGCCCCTTTAAAGCTATTTACTAATTCTATCTTAGTAAGAGTCTGTATCGGTAATACCAGTTAGCTCTCCTGACGAGTTACGTCGGTTAGTAGCAATCTGGATAATTTGACGATAAGTGAACTCTCTACCACTTGTTCGTACAAACCTACGGAAAACAGATCCATCATCATCAATGAATTTGCCCTCTTTCTCACCAACCGTAAATACATCTTTCAGGTTGATAATTCGCAACGTTCCTTTCTTAGCTTTAACATTGCTCATAAGCGTACTACCATCGGGTAGGACTACCCCATCTCCTGTTTTGAGATTGTCAGCTGTCTGATAGCGGATTTGTCCTTGTAGCTCATTGTAAGCTGCTCGTTCAATTCCAGCAGACGTAATAGCTAGTCTGTCGGTAGGTAGATTGACTCCGCTCTTAGCGGTAATCCTAGATGTCAAACGCTTGTAAGCGTCAAACGTCCATGCCCCATTCACGGCAACTTTATTAGAGCGCCAGCGTGGTTCAGTTACGGGATCAATATCCTGGAATACGCTAGTATTATTAGATACGATCTGTTCCAATCCTGCCAAACAGTTGTTAGCAGATCCTACAATTACTAGCCGATCGCCAGCTGCAGGAGTAGAAGTACCAGATACCTGTGAAACATTCACAGTCTTAGCATCTTCATCTACACTATTAACTACCAGTACGGCACCAGCATTTTTTACGGTTGCAGTACCAGATGCAGATAGTGTAGCAAGGTTAAATGATTCTCCCTCTTCTACCCATTCAGCTCTTAGTGCTTGGCCGTCGGTTAGAGTCAGAGTCCAGGTTGGACCCGCTCCAGTAAATGATGCAACTTCAGCAATTGCTCCATTTTGTGATAAATGCACCTGACGTTCCAGGGCATGAACATGAGCTTCTTTTACTCCCTCAAGTTCGGTTTGCAATGCTTGAGCAAACGCTTGCGCACCTTCTTTGGTTTGGTAATCTAGCTCAATAGTAACTGAGCCGGAAGTGAATTGGCTAGTTAAGCCAATACGTGCTTGTCCGCCGCGGGTTTGTCCCGGTGGCCTCCACTCGCCGTCCTCTGGCAGTGCAGAGTGGCTGTGGTTACGTCCTAGTTTTAATGCAATCACAGCGGTACGTCCACCGGGTTCAACTGGTGACTTAGAAGCTTTTAGCTTATTAAGTATTTCAGTTTCAGTGACCACCTGATTATGAATCGCTTTTGCATAGCGATCTTTCATAAAACCTTCGAATGTTGATAATGTAGCTCCCATTTTAAATTCCTCGTTTTATAATGAAAAGATTATGCAATACCAAGTTCCTTATTGGTTAGGTCAAAAGCTTCATCCAGACTAGCTGGAGCTTTCTCTTTAGACGAGGAGACTGTGTTAGCGCTCCCACCTGCCTTAGTAACATTTGGTTGTTGCGTTTTCTTTTGTAAATATTGCTTGCGTTCCCCTTGCAGGATTCCTTTAAAGTAATCAGCAGCCTTAATAACGTCTCCACTATAATCAGGAGTTAATGCAAGTGCTTTCACACCCTCCCATGCTTGGTCATTAAGTTCTGAGAATCTTTTAGACTTTTGTAAGGTACTAAGATTACTCTCAAACTGATGAACCCAAGCATTATATCCTTCCTCTTCTTCTTGAGCTTGCTTGCTTTGGTTTTCCTGTTCGGTTCGTTCTTGCAATAATTGCTGAGTTTGCCTAAGCTCGGCCTCTAATCTAGTTAATCTAGGATCGGAGGATCCATCATCACCTTCTACATCTTGTGCTTCCGGGGATGATTGCCCAGTAAACTGAGATAATGCAGACATGTCCCTTCCCTCATCTTTGAAAGACTGGAGTTGCTGCAATACGAATTGTACTCTATAATCATCATCACTACCTAATCTAGACATCACTTCAACAGAATTCTTAACTATCTCAGATCTATCCTCGGTATTGAAAATGCTACCCAGAGTTTCAGCATGCTCATCAATTACTCGATAAGTTTCTGCCAATTCGCGGGTTTTAGTTTGATAAGCATCGCGCATACCTTCGTATACTTTACGATTCTCTTCACTCAAACTATCAGGATCAACATCAGTGAAAGATTCATCTTCCTCAGACTCATCACCCTTACCTGCTTCCTCCATCTTTCGAATAGCTTCAAGAACCTCAGGATCTTCTTCCTCAGCCTCCTCTCCATTCTCATCGGTTTCAGCAACTGTTTCTTCCTCTTCGGTTTCAACAGTGGGCTCCTCTAAGTGATTATCTTCTTCAGTCTCACCTTCTTGGTCGGTTTGCGACTCTAGTTGCGCTTCATCAACATTAGGTTCCTCGGAGTATAAACTATCGAGGTCTTGCGAAATATCGAATGAAGGGTCTATGTTGTGGTCTTCTGCCGGCATATTATACTTATTTTACTAGCAAAAATAGAAATCAACAATATTATTCCCAAGGATCAACATCAATAATATGTAAGTCCTCTTCTTTCTTAGCTTCCAGTTCCTTCAACTCCTCCAATTCAAGCACAGTATCCGAGCGCTCACGAGCATCACGAACAGCATCACTCATCCCCGCAGACCATGCCTGTATCAGCTCAGCCGTATTAATACTACCTATCTGCTCAACCTCCGTTCTCTTAGTAACCTGGCCCTCATGCAAACGCTTCTTATCAATCGTAATACCCAATACAGTAGTTATCTCTTTTAATTCTCTCGGGCTCAGTTTATCACCATCATTAGCCATACGCTCCAGGTTGTTTCGAAGTATTGTATGCCCAGCCGTAATTATACGCGCTGACTCATCAACAAAAGCATCAGTGCTCTTATCCATAACCCGCTGCACAATCTCATTAGGTTTAGCTTCATGCTGAGCATACCAGCTTCTCAAAGTCTTATGGTCTATACCAAGCTCATTCGAGGCCCTAGTATAGTTCATACCATTATGCACCAGCACAGATAATGCCTGGGTCTTCTCGTCATCAGTATAATTCTTTCTCTTGTTAGCCATTATACTCCCCAACGTTCCTTCAGCTTCCTAATCATCTCAACAAAATTGGGATCCTGCATCTCATCTGCCAGCTCAGGATCCTCATCAATCTCAGCCAAGAACTGTCTAATATCGGCATCATCAAATTCCTCATCATCTATAGGCTCCTCCTCTTCCATTCCCTCCATAGGAATCTCCTCTTCCATAGGCATCTCTCCCTCCATACCAGGTTCCATCATTTCCTCTTCCATTCCCTCAGGAGGCATCTCTTCTCCCATTCCCATCTCTTCCATAGGCATCTCCTCGCCCATTCCCTCTAAAGGCATTTGCCCCTCCATCTCCTCGGGAGGCATCTCTCCTTCCATGCCCTCGGGGGGAGCACTTCCTTCCTCAGGTTGCTCTGCAAGCAATGCAGCCGCAGATTCCCCAGCCTCTCTAATTAGTTCCTCAGCCTGTGGTTCACCCAAGGGATCAAGTGAACGCTCACCCCTAGGTACTTGATTTGGTGGAACACCACCCTCAGCAGCAGCCTTCTCATTTAGTTTCTCTTGCTCCTTAATTTGTTGTTCCTCAAAGTTCATTTCACGCTGCTTCTCAAACATCATAACCTTTGACTGTCCCTCCATCATTGCCTCATGAGCCTTCTCTTTAGCCATGAGCTCAGGTCTAATAGTATAACCCATTCTCTCCAAGACATCACCAGTCGAAGAGCTTGTACCATCATCCTTAATATTGTAGATAACAGATAGTTTCTCACTTGGCGGTGTAGGCATTTCTGACAAGAATACTTGATGCTCGTCAAAATGGGCAAGAACTTTTACCTGCACATCATCGGCCGAACTCTCAAATTCCTCAGACTTTATAAACTCTAGTAAGATTTCAACATGGTGCTCATGATTATCAACCTTATCCCTAACCTCTGGCATCTCTTCACCACGCAAAGCAGCTTCAATCTCTCGCTCCTGCTTACGCCTATCAATATCCTCCTCTTCCAGGATCTGATCCATACCAACACCCAATTGCATCATGCGTAAACCGTCCATAGGATCTAGTTTTCCTTGTGTTACCCAGCCATCAATAAAGGCGTTTTGCTCAGCCTGCAAGCGGGGGATAGTTGAACCAGATACAACTTTAACATCTTTACATCCACCCAAATCAGAGTTCTTGAATTGGCGGGTCATGTATAGACCAGATGATCCAGTCATCTGCACCAATCTTTCCTCCTCATAAAACTCTTTAGCCAATTCTAGATGCAAGTAACCAGCTCGGGATATAGCATATTCCATCTGCTTAATTCTAGGGTATAGTCCCGTATCATCTTGTTCTTGTAGCATTCCAATAGCTACACCAGATTCTATATTAGTGGGCATACGTCCCTGAGAGATTTCTTGCTGACCTGCAATATCATTCATCCTCTGTAAGATGTTCTCGATTAATGCTATGTAATCTCCCTGTGGTGGCGCACCCGACATAAATTCAGGCTTACCAAGTACTGGGTTATATGTTTTTATTTCTCCGGGAGCATTAGTCCAAGCAGATGTCAGACTTCCCTCAGGAGCAATCATCTTAGCGCTAGACATATTTCTCTGTTCTAGCCATTGACTTATAGTACGATTTAGTTCTCTGTTCAGATGGATAAGATCAGTAATGATAGCATGGTCATAAGGGCTACCCACATCAGGCTCACCAGCGAAGCGAGTAAAAGGCAATTCACCGTGCTTATAAGGGTAAGGCCCTTCCTCTAGTTTACGATCTTTACACCATACAACATATTTCCCTTTAGGTACCTTGGGGGTAGGCTTAACATACATAGTCCATACTATTACGGCATTGTTATCATCACCACTATTGTCATTCAAACCAGGCAAAGATCCCTCGACCGCCGTATTTCCATCAGGCTCAACATCATCATCACCAGGTTTCAACCAGCGCTCACGTAAATACTTAGGGTCATATGCTCGCTCAACAAACGCGGTATGAGCATCTTCAGGCTCTTTACCTCCGATTAGGTGGAGTTCAAAAGGAGATAGTACCTCATAGGCTATGTCCCCCTCGTACATTGTTTTCATGTTTAGGTCTTCCCCAGTTGCAGCAGCTTGCATACGTAAAGCTTCTTCTCTTTGGTTATCAACAACTATTTCATCGGTTTCAGGATCAATCATATATTCAATGGGTTTGCCTGCTTCACTATTCCAGTAGATATGCCAATATCCACTAGCTGCCTTATGAGCCCAATGCAATGCCTCATCAACACGCGGCCCTAAACGGAATTTATCCCATGCATCCTCAAATAATATTTTACCTATACGTGAAGCCTTCACATCAGAAGCATCTGAGGTAGCGGGAATACCCACAAAGGTTGGGGAGTTCTTGGTCATCTTCGCTATACGCCTAGTAATTAAGGGGCGAATCTGATTGCAAGTTAAACGCGTCCGTACTCTACCACTATCAGTTTCCAGTTTATCAACTCTACCAGTGCGCTTGTTAAAGCTTACATAATGGTCGCCGCGCATGAAGCTATCATTAACTTTCCACTGAGCCTCATGTTTTTGCCTACCCGTCTTTAATCGTGCAACCAACCCATTCAGTTGCTCTAAATCAGCAGTGCCCTCCACTTGCTCCCTAATTATTTGGTCAGTCCTATTCATTACGCTCATCCTCAACTATAGTCATAGGCTCACCAAATGCAGCAGCAATTTCATCTAAGGTTAAAGATTTAACCTCATCACTTGTATCAAAACCATCTAGCCCCAGAGCTTCTAAATCTAAAGTAGAATCAATATCACGTTTAAATGCTCGTGAGCGCTCGGCTTCTTGCTCGGCCTCAATCTCAAAATCTTCCTCAGTCATCAAACTAGATACTGGAGCTGGCTTGCCCAATACCATCTTGGCCTTACCCTCAAACCTATGCCCAGTCAATTGCTCCACATGTTTATCATGCATGGTTTGGAATGCATGCAAGATAATAAACAAACACACCGGTGTAATAGACAAGTAGATAATAAATAGTGTCATCATGAGGTTACCTCTCGCTTGGCGGGAGGACGGCCAGGTTTAGCTTTAGGTTTAGCTTTAGGTTTCGATTCAGCACGATCCAAGATCTCTTGAAATAATTTCTCAGCCATTAAGGAAGCAGCATCTTTTAACCTAGCATTCTCTGCAATCACTTCTTCAGTACGAGCCAGTGAAGCTTCTAATTCCATTGACTGTTCCTTAACATCTGCTTGCCTAGCATAGCCCAGGCTCTTACTTAACTCATCAACACAATCATCACACAAATATAGTCTATGCTCTTGGGTAGACCACTTATTAGTAGATATATCTATAAGAGTGTCCACGTATTTTTCTTTACCAGATGCGCCACAGATAGTGCAGGTACCAGGAGAGAAGGCTAAGTTACTAACAATTTTAAAAGGTTTCATTAAATATATTATATCTCCATATCATAGTCACCCGCAGATAAATATTCACTTTCACGTTTATTATAACTTTCCTTCTCCTTTAATGCTTCAATACTACGAGCAAAATAGGATCCCTCCTCCCTTAACCTCTCCTTCTCAATCTCCTTAGTCATACTCTCATATAGGTCCACGTTAGGTGCGATAATACCCAGAGTGCGAACCCCAATATCAATCGAGTCCAATATATCATCATGCTTAGCATCAGGGAATTCCTCAACCTCCCCATATAATGCCAGAATGGCATTACTCATCCTCTCATTCCCCATAATAGTCTGTGTCTTAGGAATACGAATCTTACCCATTTTCAAGAGTGGGCTCATCCCCCTAATCTTTTCTTCCTTACTTCCCTTAGCCGTAATAGGTATAACTGGCCCCATGTTCTTATCGTTCTGCAACATATGAACCAGCCCAACCTGAGCACCATAAGACTCAACCCCAATCGCGCTAGGATTCCACAAATTCTTTAACCCCTTGATCGCCTCAATAGAATCAGGCATAATCATCTTCTTACGCAGTATATCCACTATAAACGCCTGCCCCAGTTCCATATCCAATGCTAATACAGTTATAACTGTATAATCGTTTTGCTCGCCGTCTTTGAAAGCAGGGTCAATACCAAACACTATCTTATACCTAGCCTTATTGAACTTCCCACTAGATATATCCAAATCCCCACGACCGAACGATTCTTTAATCTCAGACCTGTCATAGTAATTATAAGACGAATCCCTAAGCCAATCCGTAGATAGTTCATTACCCCCCCCGCGCCGCCATTCGCCCATGTACTCCCTAGCGAAGTCACGCGGAGTCATCCTCTTAGCCATTCTCTCCCACTCAGATTTAGGATAATGAGGATTGTGAATAGTGTACCATCTATAGTAAATGACATCGCTATTGTCCTTATCAGGATCCAAGAACTCATCATAGAACCACCAGCTAATAGCCTTCTCTCCCCCGTCTGGAGTTGTGCTAAAGATACCACATCCCATTAAGTCAGTCAGAGAAGCAGAGAAGTCAAGCCAGGATTGACCACCCTTAACGAAAGCTGGCTCATCCCACCAAGTCCAATGGTAACCATCACCACGCAACTTCTGTCCTGTCTCAGCTGATTTAAAATAAACAATACATTCGGGAGACTGCTTAGTAGGGATATAGATAACACTATCGTTACGATTGTATTCAAACCCTTGTCCCTCCTCTCCAACTAGGTCACGCAAAGCATCCAGGTACATTCTATATGTAGCAGGATAGTTTAACTTATCAGGAGTCATAATACAACCAATGATTGGCCTGCCCTCTGTCAATATAACCCCCCGCCTCCTCAACACCTCCCTCTGGATAGTACTCTCATATTTAACTATCGGCTCTCCATTCTCATCTAGGCGAGTCTGCATAATATCAAATCCCATAGAGTCTTTCTTATGCTGCCCATAATCATCAAACACTGGCTCCATTTGATATACAGTTAAAGGCTTATTGCAAGAGAACAATGCCGCTAAAAACGCAGCCGAAAAAGTCTTTCCCCCACGTCTACCAGAACCCAATACAACATATCTAGCAAGACTAGTCATAAACAATTGCTGCAATGCAAAGGGCCTTATATTAGTATTGCTTTGGATAAATGCAGCGATTGATTCCATCCCCCGCCAAGCCTTAACTAAATCATATTGCGTAATAGGATCGCGATCCAAATCCCGCTCCTTGTTTCCTATTCGCTGGATTGCAGCCATAATATTACTATAGCTTATCTAGGCACTAGCTTGTTAGCAACCTTCACAGCCCGTGCATAATACTGTCGGCGATCCTCCAAACCATTGAAACCGCCATTGATACGTTGAGTCAAACCCAGGAAGTCATTACGGTCAGCAAAACCATTACAACCGTTAGCCTCCCACCACCAACAACTCGCTAACTCGGAAAGAGGTGAAGTAGCTAGCAGGTGAGGGCTCTTAAGGAAATCACGGCCAAACTCCCGAGTGACTGTTTTATAATTAGCTTTCCCAGTAATCATGATCCTTCCCCTGCCCTTAAACTTAACCCCGTCCCCAGGAGACGTGTTACCCAAATCACGGCGGCCCTCATAAGCAGCCCCGGAGGCATACTCCTGACGTGTGCGGAATCCCGCTGATTCATGCGCCATTTGTGCAACCGCCATAGCTGCTCGGCGAGGGGTATTAATATTGTATCGCTCGAAAGCTGCCCCCAATCCCGCACAAATTGCTACTGCCTGGGAGCGGGAGATCCACGGGCATACAGTGCGAAAGGCATCAACATCAATCGTCTTTTTACCATGCCTAGCTAGAACCCTTTCGGCCCTGTCCACTTCTAGGCGCCGCTGCTTAAGATTATTACTAGCCTGCTCTCTCAGTCCCCGCCAGTGCCTTATATTGGGGAGAATCGCTTGCCAATCCCCGTAAGCCGCAACCCGCTGAGGGTCACCCTCTGGTCGGAATTTAACCATCGTCCGCCAGTTGGCCTCTCTTTTATTACTAATGGCCTCCCATTCCTTTACCTTATCATTACGGTAAGTGTGCCTCTTCTTCCACAGGGCCTCAGACTTCTCATAAAACTTGAGCTTAACTGTCCAACGAGCAGTGATGCCTTTAGATGCCATTATTCTACAAACTCTCCTTCAGTTGCAGTCGGTCTTACAACTCCACGGATACCAACACCAGCTAACACGGGAGCAAGGATCTGCAATACATCATCTGCCCCATTCAAATCATGAGCAAGCAGTTTAGTTACTAGGATCCCGATCGCAGATAGAACAGTCAAGGCAACAGCGGGTTCGGTCCAGAAACGATTCAAAAGTGTTTTCATACTATTATTATAACACTCCACAATAAAATAGTGTATAATAATATTAAGATGGCAAATAAAAAAGAAGCAACTCAATCAACCAAAAATAGCAGCAAAGAAAGTAAAGAAACAGAATTGTATGATTCAACAGAATCAACCGATACACCCAGCGATAGTGCGCCCGCTCAGGCTGGCCCCCAAGCTGAGGCACCCAGCGATAGTGGACCCTACGTCCCAATGGACCCAGAGAATGTAGACGTTAGTAATCAATCTCAACGTCGAGCATATGAACTGATTCAAGAGAAACTAGACGAACTCAACGAGTGCGTATCATGTTTCACCACTGATGTAGACGGATCAAACCGGGGACGGCTCGTTGAACTAGATTCAAAAGTCAGACAAGTAAGCAAGCTCATTGCAGATGCTGAACGTCAAGAAACGTTCGCGGAAAACCGCCTACGCCGACTACAAGCAGCCCACGACGGAATCTAAAATTAGACCCGACAATAGTAATGAAAGGAATCCAGATTGGGTTCCTTTCTTTTATTTAAACCACTAGAGTGAGCTTACCCTTACTTACCTTCTTCACACCTAAAGTAATTTTATCACCAGGCTTAAACTCCGACAAGCGCCTACCATCAAGAGTTTTAGCCTTACCATAATACATTCTCCCCAAGTATTTACTATGAGTATGCAAAGCAAGCAACCTCCCATCCTGATTACTAGTCACCACCAGTTTAACCCGGTCCCCCTCTAAAGGCGGGTACTTTCTAGCCTTACTACAATAAGGTTGCAAGTATACCATCTTTTTCCCATGGTCGATCGCCCTCACCTTACATTTAAAACTATCGCCCAGAAAGTCAAAGTCAGCAGCCGCTCCCAGGAAGTAATCATTCAAACCTACCTGCCCAATATAATCAGTGCCAGGGATCCATCCTCTAGTCATTACTGCACTCGTGCTACACCAAGGATATAGGGTCACTATACTATCTGCTTTGATTGGTTCCATACCCTTATTATATAGGTTTTTCTCCAAACAAGTGTAGTTCACTTGACTTTTAACAATTAAACCTATATACTGTATACATGAGAGAATCTATCAGGGAAAGAATGAAGCAGGATAAGCAGGAAAGACTAGTTACAGAAAATCAAGGATTAGTAAGATATGCCATACATAGAAAGTATAGTTGGTGGATCAACAATCCAGAAGCCGTCAAACATCTCTCCTTCGATGATTTAGTTCAGGAAGGCAACTTAGGTTTAATTCGTGCAAGCGAATTGTTCGACCCAGCCCTAGGATATAAGTTTAGTACATATGCTACACGATGGATTGAGCAAAAAATCTCCCGAGTAATAGATACCAAAGGGCACCTAATTTATGTACCAAAGCTTACCAAAACAAAGATCAAGCTAATATATAATTTCAAAAAAGAATACTATCAGGACAACGAGCGACACCCAACAGATGAGGAAGTAGCTTCTTATCTAGACATTCCCATCAAGCAATACAAGACATTCCCTGACCTACCAACTATATGGAATGATTACTATGATATATCCGAGGACCGGAACATTGACCCTCAAACTCTAGACTACGAGGAGACAATAGAGCTAGCATTCCCGATAGAAGACTACATGAAAGAAGAAATACAATTATCATTCAGTGTGTTAAATGAGGACGAGAAAACTTTCATTATAAAATACTTCGGCCTCGATGGTGGGGAACCGTTAGGGTTCGATGGGATAAGTGAATTGTATGGTCCCTCCCGAGAGAGTGTGCGTAAACGGATCCACCAGGGCCTCAAGAAACTCAAGCGAAGCCAACACATTAACAATATTCTAACAGCCCAACAACACAGCTAGCCTGAAAACCCTACTTAAGCAGGCAAAACAAATAAACCGATAGCGAGAATGTATACTTTCTAGAGAAAGCATCAGCGAGAATGTATACTTTTTCAGGACTTGGATAGCGAGAATGTATACTTTATCAAAGACACAGCTAAGATTGGAAACTTCCAGTATGCAATTATTTAGGTGGCTCCAATCCCTCATACAAACTATAATCCAAATATTCAGGACTTATGCCCTCATAACCCTCATAAGCAAACCAATCAAACTGAACCTCAAAATATATATCCAAACCATAAACAACAATCATCCCCAATAAGGTAACCCCCAAAATAATAAAATGAGACCAAACAACAAAGTCCCTCAAAGGCAGTCCAAACATATGAAACCCCCTAGCCCTCTCAATCCAACCATGGTGAAACTCCACCCCCTCATAACTCACACGCTCAGCCTCCAACCGAGCATCCTCCAAAGCATCATAATAAGAATCTCTATTATCCACTAATCTCACCCGGTCCCAACAGTTTATCCTCACCCTCCTTAAAATATAACTTATCCAACACAACATCCTCAGGCTTCAACCTCCCACCACCAGTAAGATAAAACACAACCAAATTACCAGTAGCATTACAACGATCCCGAGCATCCTCATCAGCCACATACTCAATATCATTCATAACACAATGAACCTGATATGCTTCCTCAAAATCTATTAGCTTAGCACAATAAGCACGCTCCTCGATCAACTCCTCCATCCTATCAACGATCATCAATCGAGCAGCATCATCAGACCAGCGATGTTCCCCCTCAGCCAAAGCCACAAGAAAAGTAGCCTCATCACAAAAAGGACAAACAAGCATAGGTCTAGTATTAGGCCAATTCTCAACACAAGTAGCGCACCTCAAAGCCAAAACTTTCTTCTCATCCATACCCTTATTATCGCACAAATAAAACTAAAAAGCAAACATTCCACCCCAAACAGTCAAGAAACATTCCACCCCCAAAAACCCTTCCCCCTAAAATATTTTCCAGACCCCAATTTACCAGTACTTTACCAATGATTTACCAGTACTTCCCCGCACTTTTCCCCTACTTTTCCCAAACCCCCAAGAATACACCCCACAAAAACCGCG